GTTGTAGTAGCCCCTGCCAACACTAGCTTAGCACCTGTATCTGCTTCTTCTGCGCTGGGCGATGTAGTAGTTACTGCAGATAGCATTACACCTAGTGCATCTGTATCTGCTGCAAGCTCACTAGGTAATACTATAGTTGTAGCTAAAGCTGTAACTATTCCATTAGGGCTTGCTTCTACTGGATATGTAGGTATAACTACTGTAGTAGCTCTATCTAATACACAGATAAACAGCCCAGCGCTAAGCATTACTGTAGGTAATACAAGTGTTATAGCTAAAGCTGTTACAATCCCTACAGGTGTAGCAGCTAACAGCAATACTAATACAGTAGATACAAGAACTACAAACGTATTTGAGATTAGTTCACCACCACTAAACATCTATGCTAGAAGACCTGAGATTCAAGCTGTTCAGTTTAACTATGAGCTTATCAAAGATAGCTACAGCAGAAATAGGGTTGTATACGTAGAGCCTACGGTTAAAGGCTTTACTGTTTCTATACCAGCAGATCCTTCACAAAGAACCATATACATTGAGGCTACAAACACGGACAGAGTAGTTCGTATTGCAGCATAAGGAATACATGAATGTCATATAAGTGGCCTGATAAAGATAAAGATGAGATACTTGACTTCAATGTAGATTGGTCACGCTTCTTGGGTGATGATAACATCTCTGGTGTTACTTGGTATATTGATGATGCTAATGGTGTTAAGACTGAGGTGTCTGCTGCTGATGTAGTTAACGGTTTGCAGATGGTTCAGAAGACTAACACCTTGAGTATATCTACAATCAGACTCTCCCTTGGCATTAATAACGTCAGGTATCTTATTACTTGTAAGGTCACTACAGTAGAGGGTCTACAGTATGAGCGCTCTATCTATCTACGTGTTAAGGAGAAGTAAGAATGGCATATGACTTTATTGGTCTAGTTAATGACGTTAACAGACGCCTTAACGAAGTAGAACTAACTACAACAAACTTTGCTGGCGCACAGGGTTACTATAACCTTACTAAGGATGCTGTTAACGCAGCTATTAGACACATTCACCAAGAAGAGTTTGAATGGCCTTGGAACCATGCTGAAGAAGAAGAAACCTTAACAGCGGGTGAAGTACGTTATAGTATGCCTTACGATAGTAAGAGTATTAATATGAATAGCTTCCGTATTAAAAGAGATACGGCGCTTAATGTACCTACAGTAAAGTTAAAACTGTTAAACTATGAAGATTATCTTGACAAATATGTGGACTATGAGTATAACTCTAGTGAATCTGCTAGAGGTGTTCCAAGATACGTTGTTAGAGCGCCAAGCCGTGAGTTGCTCTTTGTTCCATCTCCTAACGCAGCCTACGAAGTAGTATACGAGTACTACAGAAATGGCGTAGACATGCAGAAGGCTGCAGATGTCCCTGTTATCCCTGAGCAGTATCGCCACGTTGTAGTAGACGGTGCAATGTATTATGCTTATGTATTCCGCTCAGATCTTCAAGCTGCACAACTATCCCAAAGTAAGTTTGCTGATGGCATTAAGAACATGCGTTCCATTAACATCAACCGCACTGAATACCTTAGAGATACAAGAGTACACTTCTAATGGCTACTAATTGGCAGACATTCCCTATTGAGTTTAAAGGTGGTCTCATCTCTAATCTCAGCCCTCTCCAGCAGGGTGCTAATGCCGTAGGTTCTGCTACTATCTTGCAGAACTTTGAACCTGCTCGTTCTGGCGGTTACTCCAAGCTACAGGGTTATACTAAAGTAGATCCTAACATCATCCCAGGCGTGGGGCGTGTACTGGCTGTTAAAGTTGTTAACCCAGGTGAATACTTAGCTGCACGTAACAATGGATCTGTTACAGAGTATTATAAGTCATCTGGTAATGGCTGGACTTCCGTAGGTGCTGCAGCTTTAGCTGGGTCTAAAGTAAGATCTATTGAGTATAACTTTGGCGCAGGTCACTATGTAGTATTTGTAGATTCCTTTAATTACCCAGCCCTGTATGAAGATGCTACAGATACATTAACCTTCATTAACTCTAATACAGATCTTGAAGGGTCTGAGCAGGTTGCAGTGTTTAAGAATACTGTGTTCTTCTCTAAAGGTTCAAACCTATACTTCTCTGCCCCTTCATCTTCGCAAGACTTTAGCTCTGCTAATGGTGGTGGTGTTATTAACGTAAGCCATAAGATTACAGGTCTTATTGCATTCCGTGATCAGCTAATCATCTTTAGCCGCAACAAGATCCAAAGACTTACTGGTAGCACTATTTCTGACTTCCAGCTTAATCCTATTACAGAGAGCATTGGTTGTCTAGACCCTGACACTATCCAAGAAGTTGGTGGTGACATTATGTATATGTCTCCAGATGGTATTAGACTCCTTGGTGCTACAGATCGTATTGGTGACTTTGCACTTGAAGTAGCTTCTGATCCTATTGCTGATGACGTATACAAGTTTGCTCAGAGTACGTCTAACTTCTGTTCTATTGTAGTTAGAGAGAAGGCTCAGTATCGTATCTTTGCATATACAGAGTCAGAACAGTCTAAGGTTGCTCGTGGGTTGTTGGTTACAAAGTTCTCCAACCAAGGTTCAACAGACATGGCTTGGGGTGAGTGTTCTGGTATCAAAGCTTTTGTAGCAGACTCTAAGTATACAGAGTCAAGTGAGACTATTGTCTTTGCTAACGAGACAGGTTATCTTTACGTTATGGAACAGGGTTCTAGCTTTGATGGAGAACCTATTGAAGCTATTTACGAATCTCCCTATATGCCTATCTCTGATCCACAGATGCGTAAGACCTTTTATAAGTTAACATCTTATATTGACCCTAGAGGGGCTTTTGATATTGATTTATCTGTAAAGTATGACTTTACTCGCTCTAATAATCAAAACCTTATCCAGCCAGCCTCTACTAGCGTATCTAGCTCTGGACTGTCTGTATTCTTTTATGGTGCTGTTACTGCTACATACAGTCAGGCTACTTATGGTGGATCTCTAGACAAGGTTTATCAGAACCAGATTATTGGATCAGGAAAGACTATTTCAATTCGCATTGAAGACAACTCAACAAACCCCTCATTTACACTGGATACAGTACTCTTAGAGTACACCCAGAATGACAGACAATAATAAGGAAGCTATCTTATGGTAGGTTACACACGCCAAGATACGGCAAACAACATTGCTAACGGTAACGTAATTGATGCGGATGACCTTGATAGCGAGTTTAACGCTGTTGAGGATTCCTTTAATGCCATTAGTGGTCACACACATGATGGCACCCCAGGGAATGGCTCTCCTGTCACTAAGGTAGGGCCATCACAAGATATTATTGTAGGTACAACTAACATACTACCTAAAGGTACTAATACCATTGACCTTGGCTCTGCTGCTGCTCAGTTTAAGGATGCTTGGTTTGATGGTACAGTAAGCACAGACACACTTAATGTAGGTGTTTCTGGTTTCACTACTATTGTAGATAACGAGTATGATGTAGCTTCTGGTAACCTTACATTTGATGTAGCTGGTGATATTGTTCTAGATGCAGATGGTGGTGACGTATATCTTAAAGATGGTGGTGTAGACTTTGGTAGACTTGTAAACAATGCTAACCAATTGTCCGTCTACTCTGGTACAACAGAGGCTTTAGCTCTAAGCGGTGCTAACACTTCTGCTAAGGGTTCTTTAGCTGTAGCTACTAACGCTACCGTTGGTGGTACTCTAGCTGTAACAGGTAACACATCTGTATCTGCAGGTAACCTTACAGTTAACACAGGAAACGTAAACATTGGTGGTACTCTAGGTGTTACTGGTACAATTACAGGTACTCTTAGCGGCACTGTATCTTCTTTGGGTAACCACACTACAAACAGCCTTGCTGAAGGTACTAAGCTCTACTACACAGACGCCAGAGTTAAAGCTGCTATTGGTGTAACAGACGCTGGCGGTGACGGTAGCCTGACATACTCAAATGGTAACATCACTTACACTGGCCCTTCTGCTACAGAGGTGAGAAATCACTTTAGTGCAGGTACTGGTGTAGGTATTGCTGGTGGTGTTGTCTCTATTGGACAGCCCGTAGGTACTACATCAAATGTTGTATTTAACAACGTAACTGCTTCTGGTAATGCTGTTATTAATGGTAACCTTACAGTATCTGGTACAACTACTACTATCAATACTGAGACTGTAAACATTGCTGATAACCAGATTGTACTCAACTCTAACTTTACAGGTGCAACACCTACTCAGAATGGTGGTATTGAGATTGAGCGTGGCACACAGCCAAACAAGACATTTGTATGGGATGAGACTACTGATAAGTGGACTGTAGGTAGTGAAGCTCTTGTAGCTGGCAGCTTCCAAGGACCACTAACAGGTAATGCTTCTACAGCAACTGCACTACAAACAGCACGTACTATTAGTCTTGCTGGTGATGTATCTGGCTCTGTATCATTCAATGGTACATCTAACGTAAGCATCACTGCTGTAGTAGCAGACAATAGCCACAACCACGTTATCAGTAACATTGATGGATTGCAGACAGAGATTGATACTAAAGCTGAAAAAGCTGGCTCTATTACACAAGTCTTTAACTGCGAAAGTTTAACTGTAGGTAGTGGCGGAGCCTCCTACATTTACATGCAGGACAACGATCATGGAACACGTAGCATCCATAACAACTCAAACCAAGTAGGCTTTTTGACACAGGCAGGTAATTGGGGTTCCTACTGTGATGACAATGGTAACTGGACTGCTGTAGGTAACGTAACTGCTTATTCTGACAGACGCCTCAAGTCTGATATTGTTACAATTCCTAATGCTTTGGATACTGTGTCTAAGCTTCGTGGTGTTAACTTCACCAAAGACGGTAAAGCATCTACAGGTGTTATTGCTCAAGAAGTACAGGAAGTAATGCCAGAGGTTGTACACGTAGGTGAAGAGTATCTCTCTGTAGCTTATGGCAACCTTGTTGGTGTACTTATTGAGGCGGTTAAAGAGCTTAAAGCTGAAGTAGAAGCTCTCAAGAAAGGTCTGTGATATGGCACTTCAAGCACCAGGACAAGCAATATCACTATCACAGATACAAGAAGAGTTTGGTGGGTCTAGCCCTATCAGCCTCTCTGAGTATTGGGGCTTAGCAACAGGCTTACCTACATCAGGGCAGACCATAAGTGCTTATGATTTCTACAGTAAATCCTTCCTAGTTACGGAGGTGATTACATCCAGCAGAACTTGGACACCTAAACTCAACAAAGCCGCCTACATACACATCTTCGTATTTGGTGCTGGTGGCTCTGGTGGCTCTGCAGAGTGTGACAACTCTTCTAGTTTTGGTAACCCAGCAGGTACGGCTGCTGCCGCTGGTGGAGGTGGAGGAGGTTTCTGTTACTCTAAAATACCCGCAGCTTCCGCATCCAGTTCCACTATTACCATAGGCACAGGTGGAGCGGGAGTGAGAAGCGCTTTTGACCACTACCTAGTTGGCAATGCTGGCAGTCATAGTGGGTTTGTAGGGTCTGGCCTAAATATGATAGCCTATGGTGGCGGCGGGGGTGGCGCTCGTGAGATATCAACAGTAGGCTCAGATACTAGCACTGCTGCTGCTGCTGTTGGAGGCAGTGCCTCTGGCGGTAACCAGCTAAACTATACAGGCGGTGCGTCTGGCGGTGCAATTGCATCTGCTACTGAATCTACGTGCGCCTCTGGTGGTGGTTGCGCAGTAATAGATGGTAACAGCGGAGCAAGTGCATCTGTTATTAGTAGTCAAACAAGTGATGGTGCAAGAATTAGTAATAACTCCTCTTGGCCTACGTATCTATCAACTTACCAGCAAGGCCGCTCTCAGTCACCTATTCTTGGCAGTACAATCTATAGTTTTGATGCGACTAGTGGTGTGCGTAATGGAAATTCCTCAAATGCAGGATATGGCGCAGGTTCTGGTGGCTCTGTTGACAGGAGTACCTCAGCAGATCATCTAAGCGGAAATGGTGGCAACGGCATTGTTATCATCGTATATGAGGTGTAATGAAATGACATACTCACTAGGAAACAAAAGCCTACAAACGCTAGAAGGTGTACACCCCGACCTTGTAGCTGTAGTTAAACTAGCCATCACTCTTACAGAGCAAGACTTTTCTGTAGGTGAAGGTCTTAGATCAGTAGAACGCCAGAAGACACTCGTAGCTGCTGGTAAGTCTACAACAATGAATAGCAGACACATTACTGGACATGCTGTAGATCTCTTTCCGTATCCTGTGTCATGGGACTGGAAGTACTTTCACCCTATTGCTGATGCTATGAAGCAAGCAGCACAAACACTAAACATCGACTTGCAATGGGGTGGTGACTGGAAGTCTTTCCCTGATGGCCCTCACTTTCAACTATCACGGAAAGCTTACCCAAAATGACCACAGAGCCTTGGCACCTATCTAAATCCGTACCTGCAACCTTGGTCTTTGCTATTGCGATGCAGACTGTTGCACTCATCTGGTTCGTAGCTTCTATGAATAATGCAGTAGAGTCCAACAAGGTTAGCATCGTTAAACTTGAGACTAGACAAGAAACACTATCTACTATGGTACAGCAGCAAGCTGTGACTTCTGCTCGTATGGACGAGAATATCAAAGCTATCCGTACTGCTGTAGAGGCTATGGCTGGAAGATGAAACCTAAGACGTACAAACGTGAAGTAGCTATACTCTTGTTTGTTTGGCTTGCCTACCTTGTGGAAACTAAAGATGTTAACATCATTGAGATCTTGGTCTGGCCTGTCTTTACGTTTAGCGCTTTGGCTTTCGGTATGGATTGGTTTGGTAAGTCTGGCGGGGTGCGGGGTCAGCCCACTGAGCCTACTGACGGGCGGCGGGACTAACGTAGCTGCAAACACACAGTTAGGTAAAGAGAATAACCAGACTGTCGGAGTAGTTAGTAACACTAGACCACAGATGCGGATAGAAGCCCCTGTAGATACTGTAATACAGGATACGAGTACTAACACAGAAGTAGACCCTCTCATGCTGCTTCTACTAATTGCAGGATGGTTAGCGCCTAGCCCTGGTGAGATAGGTAGAAGTTTCATTGGATTATTTCGTAGAAGGCCTTGACTGCTATTGCTTTATATGCAGCTAAGTGATATAACTACCACTATAACCCTCCCCAACACATAAATATATAACTGCAGCTATTTACTTGAGGCTGGGTAATAACAAGGACTATTATAATGGCTAAACGATTTGGTGGCTTTACACCTGAACAGATGGGAAAGATTGTCCCAGAAATGCAAGGTATGCAAGCTGATGAGCAAGCTAAGTTCTTAGCCTCTCAGCCTGGTGCTGCTGCTCGTGTAGGCAAGATGAGTGAATTGGCTGAGAAGCGAATTAATATGGCTTATGGTGGTTATGTAAAGGGCTATGCTGCTGGCGGCATGGCTACTGATCTAGATACAGCACAACAGTCTTATGCAGACTCCCAGAAAGCACTACAAGATGCAAGAGCTGCTCAAGCTGCTAACCCTGAAGACACAACACTACAAGATGCTATTACTTCTGCAGAGGCTGCTGCTAACCTAGCTAAAGAGGGTATGTCATCTGCTGAAGCTATATTTAAAGCTACTGAAGTACCAACCAGTGCAGAGCTAGTCTCTGGTGCTATCAATGATCCTACATCTATGACAACTAAAACAGATGTAGAGCTAAACAAAGTAACAGATGAACAACTTATTGACCCCGCTACTGGTCAGCTTAAAGATCCTGCACCTACGGTGAGTGGTACTACAGCAGAGACTGCTGCTGCTGTTCAAGCACCTACAGACGTTACTGCGGAAGCTGTAAGTACTACACTCTCTACACCTGCTGTATCTAAAGCACTAGACAGCTTAGAAGCTGCCAAAGGTACTGTATCTGAAGATGCTACTGTAGATGCAGCTAATATGTCTCCACAACAGCTTGCACAGCTAGGCCTAGATGCTGCTCAGATTGATAAAGCCCAGACAGTAGATGCACCTGATGCTCGTACACTACAGACTGGTGAAATGGTTTCAGGCTCTGCTGTTGATATGGAGCGGGTCAAGAAAGAGATTAACTTTGAAGCTGCTACAGGAGCGCCGTCAACAGACGCTACAGTGCAAGGTCAACTTACTGGACTGATGGAGCAGTTTGAAGGTAAAAACCCTCCAGCATGGGCTGCAGGTGCTATGAGAGCCGCTGGTGCAGCTATGGCTGCTCGTGGCTTGTCTGCCTCATCTATGGCTGGTCAGGCTGTCGTACAGGCAGCTATGGAAAGCGCTCTGCCTATCGCTATGCAAGATTCACAGACATCTGCTGCGTTTGAGAAGCAGAACCTTAGCAACAAGCAACAGGCTGCTATGTTTGCTGCAGAGAAACGTGCTGAGTTCATGGGTATGGAGTTCACCCAAGAGTTCCAAACTCGTGTAGCTAACGCTTCTAAGATCTCTGACATTGCCAATATGAACTTCACTGCTGAACAGCAGGTAGCCTTAGAGAATGCTCGTATGGCTCAGTCTGTAGACTTGGCTAACCTTGGTGCTAAGAATGCTAAGGTATTGGCAGATGCTGCAGCTATGTCTCAGATGGACTTGGCTAACCTCTCTAATGAGCAGCAAGCTAGAGTTACGAATGCTAAAGCTTTCCTAGACATGGATATGTCTAACCTAGCTAATCAGCAGCAGACTTCTATCTTTAAGACTAAAGCTATGACGGATAGTATCCTGAGTGACTCTTCTGCTGATAATGCTACTAAGCAGTTTAATGCTTCTAGTAAGATGCAGACAGAGCAGTTCATGGCTAACCTCACCTCTACTGTTAGTATGTTTAACAATGAGCAAACTAATGCAATGAGTAAGTTTAATGCAGGTGAAGCAAACGCTATTGAGAAGTTCAACAGTGAGCTTATCAACCAGCGTGAACAGTTTAACACAAACAACTCTCTTGTAATTGAGCAAGCTAACGCTGCTTGGTATCAATCCGTATCTACTCAAAACACAGCAGCAATCAATGATGCTAACAGAGCAGATGCACAAGCAGCTAACAACATGACTAACCTAGCCTTTAATGCTGCTATGCAAGAGACTAGAGATATGATGCAGTATGCTTGGACTTCTGAAGAGAATGATGCTAACAGGGCTGTACAACTAGCCATCGCTAAGCTTAGCTCAGAAGATGCTAAAACGGCTGCAGCAGCAAGTAAAACAGAAGGTATGTGGGG